AGCATCCATAGACTCTTGGTGTTGATGCTGTTGCATGGGTGGTTTGTTGGCTACAGGACGACGTACAGGCTGAGGACGAGGACTGGAAATTTCAATTTCATCCATGAGGGCTTGTTCGTCTGCATCCAACTTCATAACATTTGTAGTTCCACGATCAATGACAATTTCTTCGTCCATCTACTCTCTATATGGAAACTATTAATTAACCTTTAACGCATTTTCAAAAAAATATATTTATACATTATAAATGTACAACCTTAACCGTGCCAACCGTAATGCTCTGATCAGTATTTTCACCCTGGTCGCTGTGATCTTTGTTCTCGGAATTTTCAAAACCAGCAGCAAGTATCAGCCTAGACCAATCGTCATCAAGGTTGCCAACGATAAATCAATCTTTGATCTTGAAGATCGCATCGAGTGTGTTCCTGGTCACACCAGTGAGGGTAGCCCTTACACCAAGAGTCTGACCCCAGGTGGCCTCTGTGGTGCCCAAAAGCTCGTCTCTGAGCAAGCTGGCTATGAGATTGAGGATGGAATTGGTGGATCTTTAATCTAAGCTATTATAAATGGCTTTGGTTACTTCCCCCCAAACTATTCCAGATCTTGATCATGAATATCACATCATAACCACTGATTCAATTGGTCAAGACAGTGCCAACACTTTTACTTGCCACCTCCAGCAGCCCCTTAAGAATGTGGTTCAGGCTAAACTCCTCGCGGCTCACATTCACTCCAATGTTGTAACAGAACACTGCTATGTTTCCATTGAGGAGTTGGATTCCATCTTTAACGACAGGGCTTCCAATGTTCTCACGGGTCAATCCCATATGAGTATGATTAGGGGTTCTTTCGCGAGTATCGTCACGGATGGTACAACTCACGATGGCGGTAACTCCTTGATCTCATTTAAGGATAACTACCCCATCGCGACTCAATATATAAACCCCATCAGAAGAATTGATCGTCTCAGTATTACGATTAGAGATCAGAACGGTGCCACCATCAAAAACTCTACGGATAATGGTGCTAATTTTTTAGTTTTTAGATTTGTGTGTAGAAAACCAAACTTGTAATTTTCTCCCTTTAAAGTAGTAATAACATGTCTTCGGGTATCGTCCAACTTGTATCTATCGGTGCTCAGGATGAGTACATTATGGGTAACCCCGAGATATCGTTTTTTAATTCCACGTTTAAAAGACACTCCAATTTTTCACAATCCGTCGAGAAGCAGACGATACGCGGAGATGTGAAAAATAATTCAATGTCAAGTGTCCAGATTGAAAAGTCTGGTGATATGCTTGGCTACATCTATATGACTATTGATGATAAAGTTCAAGCTTTAGATACTTCTCGTTGGGATCTTCTCATTGATAAGATTGAACTCCTGATAGGTGGTTCTGTCATTGATACACAAGATTCCATTTTTACCGAAAAGATTGCCATAGATACATTTGCTCAAAATATTTCTAGAAGTGCTCTCGGTACACACCCTGGTGTGAGTGCACGTTCTTACTTTTACCCCCTTCGCTTCTTCTTTTGTGAGGGTCCACAGTGTGCACTCCCCCTCGTGGGACTCAACTATCATAATGTTGAGTTGAGAATTCATTGGGGTGAACAAGCAGCCAACTATAATTTTGAAATGTATGCAAACTACTACTATTTAGATAACGAAGAGAGGGGTAATATGGCTTCCCGAACCCACGATCTTCTGATCACACAGGTACAGAAAAATATCCCATGTGGTGAGACCACACAGGATCTGATATTCAATCACCCAGTTAAATACCTAGCGTCATCGGATACTAGTCTTGATGGTGCTCTCACTTCACCAACAAATAAAATAAAATTAAGCATAAACGGAGTTGAATTAACCAACTATAAATGGGGTAAACCCCACTTCATTGATATTATGAGCTACTATCATACAAACAATGTGACATCTCCAGATTTCTTCCTTTACTGCTTTTGTCTCATGACAAGTTCACTTCAACCCACAGGCACTCTAAACTTCAGTAGAATTGAATCGGCCAAAATCATGAGTGAAAATACACCTATAAATGACCCAATTTATGCAGTGAACTACAATATCCTTCGTATACAAAATGGGATGGCTGGCCTCCTCTACGCAAATTAATTTAGCACCCTATATTAAATGGTCAAGAACTTGCCGACAGTAGAGAGATCTACAAAGATTAGGTTTGGTAAGAATGTCCCAGATTCCACGGATCAGGAGGAAAATACCATTGTCTTCAACGCAAGTAATGTTTCATTTGATGTCAGTAATCCTGGTGCAGTATATTTATCCCCAGTTCGCGAAAGAATTGACTATTCGGATCCAAATGTTGTTCTCCTCATGTATGACAGAATTACCAAAGAAATAACAGAATCTGGTGAATCTGCTACGGATATTATTGAACCATCTTTGGCAAGTGCAACACAATTTGGTAACGTTACTTCAAATACTATCGTTTTTACTGGTTCTGCACTAGATGCACAAAGTATAAGTATTATAACTTCTAATTCAGTTGGTGTAGTAAATACAAGCCCTCAAAATCACACACTCAGTGTTGGTTCTAATCTATATGTACATGACACTGGTTCAAATGTCCTCGTTGTTTCGGGTAATGTTGCGATTCTTAGAGATCTCGTGATTGACGGAAACTTGACTGTAAATGGTGGTACAACAGTAATTATTACAGAAAATCTTTCAGTTGGAGATGCAATCATAGAAATAGGGAGAAACAATACATCGGAAGATACGACCCTTGATTTGGGTCTCCTCATGCACCGTCCAGGTGCACTCTCAAATGTGGTCATTGGTTACCGAGAGGGTACCGACGAATTTGCTTTAGCTTATACAGATGCGAAACCAACTGATAAGACATTTACTCCAAAATTAGATGAAGACATTAATGTGCACGTGTATGGTCTAACCCACGTGGATGCTAACATTTATGCACATGAGGATGTTCTCGTCACCGGTAACGTGTATGTATCTACAAATGTTTCCATCACAGAAGAGTTGACTGTCTCCAACAACGTGTATGCCGATAAAGACCTTGAAGTTGTTGGCAACGTCTATGTAGATGGAAATGTGGTGGCCTACAAGGACTTTACCTTAACTGGTAACGCATATGTATCCGGAAATGTCAGTATCACCGAAGAGTTGACCATATCCAACAATGTATATGCCGATAAGGATCTTGAAGTTGTGGGTAACGTCTACGTAGATGGAAATGTCGTAGCCTATAAAGATTTTACTCTTACTGGTAATGCTTATGTGAGTGGAAATGTTTCAATTACCGAAGAATTGACAATTAGTAACAATGTCTACGCCGACAAGGACCTAGAAGTTATGGGTAATGTTTATGTAGATGGAAATGTTGTAGCCTATAAGGATTTCACCTTAACCGGTAATGCTTATGTGAATGGAAATGTTTCAATTACCGAAGAATTGACTATTAGCAACAATGTATATGCCGATAAGGATCTTGAGGTTATGGGTAATGTCTACGTTGATGGAAATGTAGTAGCCTATAAGGATTTCACCTTAACCGGTAATGCTTATGTGAATGGAAATGTTTCAATTACAGAAGAGTTGACCATATCCAATAATGTGTACGCCGATAAGGATATTGAGGTTATGGGTAACGTCTACGTTGATGGAAATGTAGTAGCCTATAAGGATCTCCTTGTCACTGGGAACATATACGTATCTGGAAATGTTTCAATTACCGAAGAATTGACAATTAGTAACAATGTCTACGCCGACAAGGACCTAGAAGTTATGGGTAATGTCTACATAGATGGTAACGTCGTAGCCTACAAGGACCTAAGTGTCACTGGGAACATATACGTCACTGGAAATGTTTCAATTACAGAAGAGTTGACCATATCTAATAATGTGTACGCCGATAAGGACTTGGAAGTTATAGGGAATGTAATAGCCCACAATGATCTCACTGTCACGGGAAATGTCACAGTTGATTCAACAACACTCCATGTAGATGCAGAGTCTAGCAGGGTTGGTATATTGACTACAACTCCTGGTCAACCACTAGATGTGAGGGGTGCCGCAAATGTTGGTGTTTTGACAGTGACAAGTGGTAGCGTCACAGATGTCACCCACTCCACTTCCAAGGATACAGGTGTCCTAGTAATAACTCGGGGTG